AGCCGGTCAGGTCGACCGGGTCACGATTCGCACCGGCGCGCCGGGTCAGGGTGAACGACCAGGGCAGGCCCTTGACGATGCTGTATTTCCCGACGAGGTCGAAGCGGGCGCCGAGGGCGGACATCAGCAGTCCTCCACGCCGGGCGTCACGGTATTGACAGCGAAGGCCAGCGGCAGGTAGCCGAAGCTGTCGGTGAACAGCGGCACCGGGCCGTCAATGGCGCGCACCAGACCGATGGCGCCAGGGCATTTCCAGCCGTCGAGGGCGGCGATCGCCTCCTTGAGCAGCGGGCTGGCGGCCTCGCGCAGCGCGGTCGTTCCGACGTTCTGGCGCGCGTTCTTGACGACGACGATAACCAGCCAGGTCTCGCGCCACAGGCTGTCGCTGCCGCCGTCGTCGGACAGCGGACGGTAGCTGTGCAGCACCAGGTGCAGCGCCGGGGTGATTTGCGACTTCTCGCGCACGCCGGCCAGGTCGGCGGCGGTGAATACGTTGTCGCCGGCCGCCGGGCAGGCTGCCTTGAGGCGGGCTTCGAGCAGGGGGCCGGATTCGAGCAGGGGCATGTCAGTAATCCAGGTCCGGCCCGAAAATCCGCGCCGGAGCGCGGACGGCTATGACGCCAGCGGATTCCGCGGCCGGCGGCGGCTCGGGCAGGCCAAGCGAGGTTTTGCCGGACGCCAGGTCGCGCAGCAGTGCAACCGCCCGCTCGTAACGCAGCTTCACGACATCCGTAACGGCATCGGTATAGAGGTTGAACCGGGCCAGATCGCAGGCGATGCGCGTCAGCAGTAGCGGCACGGTGGGTAGGGGGAGCTGGTAGCGCCCGGCCAGCGCCGCGTCGATTTCGGCGTCGGCATCGGCCAGCGCCCGCGCCAGCAGCGCCGGGTCGATCTGGCCGGAGCCGTCGGTGTCGGCCACCTGACCTATCTCCAGTTCGCCGAAGCGGGCCAGAAGATCGGCCGGGGTGGCGTAGGGCATGGCTTACGCGGACTTCTTGGCCGCGCCGGAGGCGAGCAAAACCGCCGCCGTTTCGGCGTTGACCGCGAAGGTCGCGCCGGGCGCCACATCCTCGCCATCGTGCCGGATCGGCTCGATGGCTTCGAGGGTGACCGCGCCGCCCGTGTCGGGCGTTGCGGGCGGCTTTTTCGCAGCCATTACGCGACCGCCGTGCTGATCAGGTAACCGGCCAGATCGGCGGCGATGACCGGCTGCACGGCGTCGGAGACGTCGTAGAGCCAGGTGCGGGTGTCGTCGTCGTAACGCGCCGGGGAGACCATCGGGTAGCCGCCGAGCTGGTACGTGTAGCCGAAGGACGGGCGGCCCATTTCGGACTGGCTGCCGAGCTCGGTGTAGGCGACCACCACGAACTTGCCCCAGACATCGGAGAAGGTGCCGGCATCGTTGGCCTGAACCGCATCGCCGACCAGCACGCGCTGCACGCCGAAGAGGCTGGCGAGCAGCTCGACGGTGGCGACATCGCGGCCGGTGTATTTGATGCGATCGACGATCTTCGGGTGGGTGCGGAGCTTGGCGAGAACCGCCGCGCCCATCGCCACCACGTTCGGGCGCTTGCCGACCTTGGCGCGGATCGCCTCCTTGGCGATTTCAATGTCGGCAATCGGATCGGACACGCCGCTGGTCTGGTCGCTCCACTGGCTGGTGCTGGACAGGGTGATCTTGTTGCTCGACTGGTAGTTGCCGGCGGTCGTCGCCAGCGTGGCCTGAGCGATTTCGAGGCGCAGCGCCAGCGCGTCCTGCACGGTGCGCACCGAAGCCGAGCCGAGGGCGATGCTGGGGACGGCGCTGGCTTCTTCCATCAGTTCGACCGGCACGGCGGCAGCCAGCGAGTGATCGACCAGCGCATACGAGGCGCTGGAATAGCCGACGTTGATGCGCTTGATCGGCCCGCCCGGCGCGCGCGCCGTGTCGTAGGCCATGAACGATTCCTTGCCGAAGCTGAGAATCTTGCCGGCGCGCTGCTGGACCGCGACGTGCGGGAAGAGCGCGTTACCGATCAGCTCGGAATTCTGGTAGCCCTGGGCAACGGTCGACAGGATGGGGTCGACAACGCGAGCCTGGGAGGTGGTCATCTGGGTGGTCATATCGCGGCCTCCTTAGGCAACGTTGGGGATGAGCAGGACTTCGATCAGCGAACCGTCGCCGGCTGCCGTCTGCAGGGCAAGTGCGACCTTGGCGCCGGAGGTGGCCCAGGTGATGGCCTTGCCGTTGGAATCCGCCTTGATCGTGTCGCCGGCCGTTACGGCGGCGCCGGCCTCAACCACGGCGGTGCCGAGGACATCGACCGCGATGCGCTCGCCGGAAGAGCCGCCGGTGCGGGCGACGCCGAGGGTATTCTCACCGGCACCGGCCTGGGCGCCGGTGACCTTGACGAAACGGCGGGCGGTGACCGTGCCCGAGAGCAACTGGGTCAGGGTAAAGATGGGAGTGCTTTGCTGGCTCATGGTTGTCTCCTGGTGATCAGCGGGAAACGGCTTGAACGGCCGTCATGTAATCGGTCTTGTGCTGCGCCTGGTAGGCCAGCGCACGCTTGTGCACGGCCAGGCTGTCGCCATCGACGCCATAGCCTGCGGGCGCGGCGAAGTCGACACTGGCGTCGCCGTCGGTCGCGGCGCGCTGGTTGGTCGCCTGCTCGGCGAACTCGACCAGCTTCGGCATGTCCTGCAGGAAGGACTTGAAAGCGTCGAGCAGCGGCGCCTTGTCGTCGCCCTCGCCGAATTCGACGGGGGTTTCCAGCGCGGCCAGGTGGTCGAGGGTGGCGACGGCGACGGCGCTCTGCGCCGGCAGCATCTGCCCGGCCGCGACCAGCTTTTCCGCGAAGGCGGCATGGCCGGCGTGGATGCCTGCCTGTTTGATTTCGGCAAGCTGCGTCTTGAGCTGGGCGTTCTCGGCCTCCAGCGCGGCCTTTTGTTCAGGGGTCACTACGGTCTCCTGGTGGGGGTGTTCGGAAAATCCGGGGGAAGCGATGGCGCCGGTCTCGGCCTGCGCCTCGCGCAATTCGTCCTGGGCGCCCTGTTCGAGGGTCGCCACCTGGTATCCGGGCACGACCTTGTCGGCCTCTTCCTGGCCGAACTTTCCGATCAGCCATTCGCGCAGCGAGCGCCACAGGCTGGCGTTGAAGACGTCGTCGTATTCGCCGAACTCGAAGGTCAGCGCCTCGTCATCTTCGGCAAAGGCCGGGGCGCGCAGGCCCTTGACGGCCGGCGGCTGGGCGCCGAGAAAGCCGACGTGGCGCAGGTAATAGACGCCGGGCGCCGGGTTGCGCGGCGACTCGGGCGGATAGAACGAAGCGGAAATTTTCTTGAAGCGGCCGGCGCTCACCATTTCGGCGAAGGCCGGATCGACCTGATCCGGCTCGGCTTCCAGCCCGCCGTCGGCGAAGGCCAGCGACTTGACCCAGCCATAGGCCGGGCCATCGGTCGCCGGATGGCCGACGACAATGGGCGCTTCACTCAGGGCGGGGTCATAGGCGGCCGCGGTGGCGGCGAGGTCCCCTTTGGAAAACTCCAGGCCGGCGCCGTTCGTCGCGGTATGCCGGCCAGTGCGGAAGATGTTGAGCGTGCGGGGTTTATGTGCCATGCCGCCGATTATCATCGGCGGGTTGGCGGGAAATCAGGGGGGCGGGGTTGGGCAGTCCCGCATGCCGGTCAATCGCAGTGGTCGCGCATCCGGCGTTCAGCGGCGTCGCGTTCGGCGCGCGCCTGGTTCTGGCTGTTCTGCCATCCCCAATCCTGATAGCGGGCGACGCGGCGGTCATTGTACGCCTTGTCGCTCTGGGCGGACGAGCAGCGCGACGCCCTGGCGGCAGCCGCCCGGCGGTCGTCGGCGGCAACGGATGCGGCATAGGCATCGTAACGCGCGTCGTCGGCGGCCTTCTGCCGTTCGATCCGCTGCAGTTGCTGCTTTTCGCTCAAGGCCCGGCGCAACGCCTCGTTCTCCGCGCGATGGCTTGCCGAATCGGCGCCGCTATCGACGCGGGCGCCGGGGCCGGAACACGGCGCGTCGGAATAGAACGACTTGCCGCCGGAGGTGCAACGGTAGGTCTGCGCCTGGGCCAGACCGGAAACCACCAGCAACGCAACGAGCAAGAGCGAACGCATGGCCTGTCCTCGAAAAATCCGTACCGGTACATTATGCGCCCGAGCCGGGTGAAACAAAATGCCCACAGATAGCGTTAAAGGCGCGTTAAATTCGTGTTTCGCTCCACTGCCCATACCTTGCCATGCCTTGATGGAGAAAACCGCTTAAATCGCCGCAAATCGCGCCTGAGCGTTTACGCCCTGACCGCCTGCCTCAGGAAGCGGTCGAGGATGGCCAGGACCTCGCCGCGATCTTCGGACGAGAGACCGAGGAACGGGCGCGCGGGGATGGTGCCCTTCTCGTTGCCGAACTGGTGGACGGCGGCGCCGCCTTCCCACTCGCCGGCGAAGCGGTTGGTGCCGATCTCGACGCCCTTGCCGCCGTCGATCAGCGCATAGCGGATCGAATCGCGCAGTTCGCCGGTGTCGACCAGGGGCTTCTTGCCGGCGAAGGCGGTGGCGCCCTTCTTCGTCAGCCGGCCGTCCTTGCGGTAAGCGCCGCGAATCTTGCCGATAACCCCGAGCACGGTCGCCACCTTGTTCGGCTTCCACGCTTCGCCGTCCGGTCCGGTCGATGTACTGAAGCGGTGCCTGGTCGATTCGGCGAGGATCTCGCCGATGCCGCGCATGGCCGGCGACAGGTCGTCAACCTGGCGGGAGATATCGGCGAGGCGCGCCAGCACAGGGCCGGCGTAGAAGCTTACTTTGATGGTGTCGGTCATGGGTCGCGAATGCCCTAAATAGCCTCTATCTGCATTCGCAGTAAAAACTCGGGTGAGTGCAAATAGGGATCATCCCTGGGAATACCTGACGAAAGCGCGATCTTGTATTCCCTGGTGAAGTATTCACGCGAAATGGCGACCTTTGCGTCGTAATCCGCGGCGGCAGCGAGGCTGCCCAGGAACTCTTTTTCACGCGCATCGTATGCCGCCCAATCGTATCCCAATCGTCGCCACGACTCCTCTTGCGTCATGCCGCTTTGCCTCAGTACCATTTCAGACCATCCCTGTATTCACCTGCAGGCAGCTCACGCAAGAAAACAGTCATGCGTCTTCCGTTGTCGCTTGTCTCAACTCTAAGAATTTCGAATTGCGTTTCGCGAGGAATGAGCGCCTCGCTTTCGCGCGGCTCATAGGCAATGTGGTCTATTTTGCGGGCCGTTTCGGTGTCGATTATGAACCTGGTGTTGCCGCCGAAGTCCTTGGCGCCAGAATGGGCTGCGCTGGAATAGGAACGGAATCCGATCACTTCGCCCGGCTTGGCGGCTGCGAGATCGTCGAAAACCTCGTATGGGTAGTGAACACCTCTGGTGACGGCGCCCTTGTAGGCGGGTAATTTTTTCAGCGCGCGGTCGACCATGTTGATGAGCGGGGTCGGATCGGCTGCGCCGTTCCCGACGCTCCCGTCGCGGATCTTCCTGTTGACCTGCAGATACCACGATTTTGTGTACGCGTAGACACTGACGTTTTGTGCCTCGGTGAGGTTTTTGTCGCCCCGGCCATGGTCAGCCATTTCTTTGGCCAGCTCGTCAAGCTTACCTTTCCCGAGATAGTCGATCATGCTACGCGATAGGTTTTTCTCAACGTCCTCCGCCAGCGCTTTCCCGATCGGTTCCGCTAACTTCTTCGCCTTCTGCCTGACCAGTTCCCGCAGATCGTCCGTATTGCTCGCCCCCGGCGCGTAGCCCCACCCTTCGTCAATTCCCGGCAACCGGCCGTCCTCGCCGCGCTGGTCCCAGCCGTCCGGCGGCTTGGTGGCGTCGCCCGGCTTCGGTTCGGCGACCGCGACGACGCGGCAACGGCAGCCCCAACCGTTGGGCGGAAAGTGCGTCCTCCAGAAGGCGTGGTCACTCGGCAGGGTCAGCCGTTCGCTGCCCCATCGCAGGTGTAGCGGGCGCGGGCTGAGGACGCTGTCGCTGTGCACGTAACGCCAATACGGCATCAGCTTCTTGAGGCCGGGGTCGTTGAGTTGCGCCCAGCGGCCGGCGGCGTAGCTGCTGCGCAGGTTGGTCTCGTAAATGACCTTGGTCCGCCAGTTGAACCCGGCGTCGCTGCCCTCGCCGGTCCAGCCGTGCCAGCCGCGATTCAGCACGATCTGGCGAAAGTCCTTGCGGAAGGTTTCCAGCGTCGTGCCCTGGGCGATACCCTTCTCCACGGCGCGGCGCAGGTCGTCGAGCAGGTCGGCTTTCATGGCGCCGGCGACGACGAAGGCGCGGTCGTGCGCCTCGTGCTGGATGTCGCGCCAGGTGCGGGTGCCGAGCGTCAGCTTGGCGCGAAAGAAATCGACCTGCTCCTGAAACGGCGCGCCGAAGCCGCCGGAGAGGCTCGGCTGTTCAGGCATTCAGGCGGCGGTCGACTTCGGCGACCAGGAAGGGATGGCGGACGATGGCCGGGGCCGGCGCTTCCGACAGCCCTTCGGCGTGGGCGACGATGCCGCCGATCTGCCAGCCGAGGGATACGGCGAACGCCTGCGCGGTCTCGCGCGAATCGAAATCCACGTCGAACGCGAAGCGCAGGCGCAGGCTCATCGGCCGGCCAGAACTTCGGCCCGGCCGCGCAGTTCGATGGCGGTGAGCGCGGCGGACATCACCGTTACGAGGTCATCCGCCGGCAACTCGCTGTAACGCGCGGCGAGCTGGTCGCGGAAGTCCTCCAGGCTGGCGGATTCGCCGAGCAGCGCCTCGATGTCGGCGACCCAGCGGCCGACCTGCGCGTCGCCGGCAGCGGCGAGGGCCGGGGTCATCTTGTCGGCGGTGTCGAGCCTGGCGGTAGCCTCGGCGAATGCCGGCGCTGCGTCGGCCGGCGGCGCGGCGTCGGTTTGTGTCGCCCCCGCGGCATCGGCCGCGGCCGGCCCAGGCGTTGCGGTGGGCGCGGCGATCGGAGGCGCCGCGTCGGAAATATCGCCTTCCTGTAGGTTGTAGCTGCGGATGAAATAGGCCCGCGTCAGGTTGGCGCCGGCGTCCTTGAGCGACTTGTCGCGTTCGGCCTGCAGCTTGTCGCGCGATTCCTGGTCCCACAGGCTGAAGACGGGCGCGGCGGCGCCGCCCCAGTTGATTTCGACGATCCAGCGCACCAGTTGATTGACGGCGGCGGCGACGATTTCGGCATCGCCGTCGCGCAGGTTGTCGGCGACTTCCAGCCCGGCGCTGGCGCTGGCCTTGTTGCTGTTGGCTTCTGTGGTCTGGTTGGTGCCGGTCAGCGCGATGCTGACTTCGCTGCGGCAATACATCACCAGGCGTTCGTAGAGGTCGGCGCTGGCACTCTTGCCGGCCATCTCGACCAGTTCGACGCTGCCGTCGTCGGGGATGGTGGCGACGCCGTCCTGGATCAGCGCTTCCAGGCTGTCGAGCAGCTGGGCGCGCTCTTCCGGCGTGGCGCCGCGCGGCAGCTTGCCGACAGAGAACGCGCTGCCGAACTTCTCGGTGAAGCTGAGCCAGAACTTGACGCCGCCCTTCTTGAAGACGATCGGCCAGAAGATCATCGACAGGTCGGCGAAGCCGTAGGGGTTCTGGTAGGTGGCGTCCTGGCGCGGCAGCAGGAACTTGCGCGGCGGGATTTCCTCGCCGTGGAAGGGGTTGTCGCGGGTCTTGAAGCGCAGATTGTTGTCGGCGTCGAAGTGGAACCACTCGGGCGGCTTGCCGATCACTTCGCCCGGCACGATCAAGCTGCCGGCCTTCTGCCACAGGATTTCCATCGGCTGGTAGCCGTAGAGCACGGCGTCCATGGCCTCGCCGATCACGCGCTCGAGGTCGAGGTCGGCGAACATGGCTTCGATCTCGCGATTGATGCGGATCTTGGCCTTGTCCCGGTCGAGGCCCCATTCCAGCGCCTTGACGGCCGACTTGCGGCGCCGCACGCAGCCGCCGACGTGGGCGTCGGTGCGCAGCTCGCGGTACAGCTCGATCCGGCCGCCGCGGGCGCGCAGGATCGGGTCCGGGTTCGGCAGGTAGAAGCCGAGCGCCGTGAAATCGATGGAACGCCCGCGGGCGGCGATGTGGTCGGAGAGTTTCGGCATGTCAGTAGCCCTGAAGATTGACGCGCGCCGGGCGCGGGCGGCTGTCGGCGAAGACGGGGCCGGAGGGGCCGGCGGCGGCGTTGAGGGCGAGGAAACACGCCCAGGTGCGGTCGGCGTGGCCGGCGGCGTCGGATTCGGCGACGAAGCGCGGGGCGCCGGTCGGGCCGGTCAGCTTTTTCAGCTTGTGCAGGTCGGCGCGCAGCAGGCCGTCACCCAGCGGGATGCGGATCTTCCGGTCTTCGAAAGCCTCTTTCCCGAGCGTCGCCAGCGTCAGTTTGGCCGGGCCGGTGAAGATCACGCCCTCGACGCGGCTGGTGCCGTGGCGGCGGCGGGCATCCTCGACCGGCTTCTCGCCCATGCCGGTCTGGTCCATGCAGCAGCGCAGCACGCGGTAGGTGTTAAAAACATCGTCCAGGAGCGCATCCTGCTCGGCGAATTTAACGCGCTGGCGGGTGATGATTTCGCGCGTCCACAGCACGTCGCCGACCTGTTCCAGCACGTAGATGACGAACAGGTCATTGCGCGCGCCGATGTCGACGCCGACGTAGCACGGCCCGCCGGTGTAGTTCTCGGGATTGCCGGCCTGCGGATGCTCGGCGCCGTCGATCAGCTCATACGACAGCCAGGCGCTGGCTTCGTCCAGCCACTGTAGCTCGAATTCCTGCGCCCACGAATCCTCGTCGTTCATCGCGGTGCGGAATGACGGGATGTCGAGCGGCAGCCCTTCGGCGACGGCGCGGTAGATGTCGACGGTGTGCCGGCTCCAGACCTCGGCCAGCTTGGCGTCGGTCATCAGCTCGTAGAACTTGTTGCCCTTGCCGTT